AGTTCGGTTTACAGCAAGATTACTCGTAAATTACTGTTGCAGCAACTGTTCCGCTAATCGCCACATAAATGCCGTTCTTGGCGTACGCGCCGTCAAGCGGCAGCAGGTACGACGTTGCGCCGACTGGCGTAAACGTGCCCAAGATAGTAGTGGTTGTGGTTGCTGCAGGCGAATCGTAAACCGTGATGGTCGGCGTGCTAGAGGCCGAACTGACAAAGATACCTTTTAGCTTGCCAGCCATTGGTTTAATGTTGGCCGAAGCCGTGATGTAGGTGTAATTTGCCATGTTTTACCTCAAGCAAGGTACTTCAGTTTATAGAGCGTTGACATGTACAGCCCTTCAATTTCGTCGATAATGTTGTGGATCGCGGTGCAATCCTTATCGACAACCTTGTAGCGCACGGAGTGTATTTCTTCGAGCTGGTCTTCCAAAAACTCCACCACGTTGGTAGTCTTTTTGGCTGAATGCAGCGAGATCGGGCCAATCAGACCGTACTTACCCTGATAGGCTTCCGCAAACGTGTCGGCCAGATCAATCACGCCGTCGTAAAACTTTTGCAGCGCCTTGTGTTTTGCATAGCTGCGGGTGTTCAGATGCACCGAATGCGTGACATCCCGCGCCAAAAACAGCATTCCTACAAAATCTGCGGCTTTCATAATTGCGGCTCCTGCGGCGGCATATTCATCATTTCGGGCGGCATTTCAGCCGATTGCGGTGGAATCATACCCATTTCTGGCGGCATTTGCTGCATTTCCGGTGGCATTCCACCCATTTCGCCGCCCATTGGTGGCTGGCCACCCATTGGCATCTCGCCTGGCAAATCCAAGCCGCCGCCTTCCATCACCAAGTCGCCGGCGGTCATGACGTCGCGCAGCGTTTGCATGACGACCTCTTGCACCTGCTCCGGGTTCATGGCGCCAGAGACAGCTGACAGACGCTGCGTCTCGGCTTGGTACGCCTTGATCTCGGCCTCGAAATTCTTGCGCTCCAAGTCCTGCACTTCGATCGACTTGTCGACGTTTTGCAGCATCTGATGCAGCTGATCCAGCTCTTGGGCCATCGCTTCCATCTGCTGCTTGGCTTGCTGCATTTCGGGCGACTCGTCGCTGTCTTGCATAATCTTCGGATCGATGATCTTGGCAAAGCGTGCCGCCATCTCTTGGGCGCCTGGCCAGTCCATGTTCTTGATGAACAGGTCGCCGGCGACTTGCCAGAGCTGCGGGTTGGACTGCAGGATCATGCCCATCGCATCCAGTGCTTCCTGACGCTTGGTCAAGTAGGACGGGCCGGTGGTGACCACCACGTCGTACTTACCGACGTTGGGGTTGTATATCTTGTCGATGACGATGTCAGGATTGTTTACATCCCGAATCTCACGCACAGGTTCTGGCTGCATGGGGTTTAGCTTGACCATGTCGGTCTCGCCGTCCACACCGATGATGCGAGCCACACGCTGGGTGTCGTAAATCTTAGGGATCAGGTCAACTAGCTGGCGCGTTACGTGCCTAACAGCGCGTGCCAGATTGTCCACGTAATGATAAGTGCCAGTGTCAGACTGACGCTCGCGCGCCATAATCGCCTTGCCCGAACGCTCATTGGATGTCGCTCCAAGACTAGTGTCGTACTGCCCCGTGGTCGACTTGATGTCGTCTGAGGCGCCCATCTTGGCCTGAATCAGACCCGTCTGCGGTAGTGGTGGGGCGGCACGCTGTGGCAGCGGCAGCACAGCACCGGAGCCGTCAGTCACGTCCGGATTGACCTCCAGATACGGCCAGTTCTGCGTGTTGGCCGTCTTCCACTGCATCTCGTAGCCTTCAAACTGGCCACCGTAACCAATGAACGGCGCTTTGGGCGCCAAGGCCAACATCTCAGCCTCTTGGCTCGTCCAGTAGTTGTACATGCGCTGGGCGTCCTTGGCGTTACGCACTAGACCCGACACATACAACTTACCGTCGACCTCAAACTCGTTACCGATAACGCGAATGATGGGGATGAACCTGCCTGCCCACTCCTGCTCTTCAAGCATCTCGTAGCCGTTGGTCTTGCACCACTTGACGCGCTTGGCGTTGACCTCACGGGTGCGGATCGGCTTGATGCCCATCTGCTTCATCTGCTTGGCTTCGGGCGAACCCTCGAAAGCCGTCACGTTGCCGGGGTACAGGTGCAGCGTAGCCTTGTCGTACTCGATGTAGTAATACTCAGCAATCCTCACAGTGTCCTGGTTGATCCAGACCGAGATCGACTGGTCGCCCACGCCTTGCGCTTGCAGGGTTGAGATAGGGCTGGCGTTAGGAAACATGCGCTCGTAGTCCGCACGCTGCAGGTCTTCGGTGACGAAGCACCACTTGGCATCCGCCCCGCACGGGTCTTGGATCGTTGGATCCATGTAGACAGAGAACGAGTTGCGAATGCGTGCGATCTTGATGTCCTGATCGAACGTGTCGTCGTCGCAGTATTCCGTCAGGATTCGGATGTAACCTTCGCCGTAGCTGACTTGGTTCTCGCAGGCGGTGTCGTAGGCGACGTCGGCGTCAGAGATGTACTCGATGTGCCTGACCATGCCGTTGTAGATTTCGGCGACTTCTGGGTCGGCGTTGTCGTCAGCGGGTATAACTTTGCCGCTCGGACGGTTTTGTCTTTGGTCATTGGTGACCTGTCTTACGTGTTGCGGCAGCTTGTTGATTGTCAGTGTTGGGCGTGCATTGATCGTTTGACCTTGCACTGCACCACGGGTTGACAACACGTCGGCTGGCCACTGCCAGTGGTTGTCGGGTGACCCAGCGTAGAATCGGAGGTCGTCCAGCTCGTCTTCCCGGCTTTCAGACAGCGCCGAAATAGCCATTTGCAGGCGTTTTCGCATGGTCGACAGCACATCTTGCTTGTCTGTGCTGATGTCGTCGGGCGGCGGATTACCGCCAATATCGGCGACTTTTGCTGCCTTATTTATGCCGGTATAGACCATTTATTTCATTTTCGGTTTCGGGCGCGCTTGATAATCGCGCAAATCCTGCTCCATGATACCGTGCAGGCGTTGTTCAGCGGCCAATGCTTCATCAACTGTTGGGTAAACTGGAAACTTGATGCCCGATTTTATGGCAAAACGCATGGCTTGAGGAATATCTCGCACTTGACCGTGCCAGTAGGTCGGCAAAATCATGTGCCCGCCGTCAGCGCCCACTACCGATCCTTTGAACGTCGTCACCGACCCATCAGGGTTGCGAAGCCCCTTGTTTTGGTAGAGGTTCGACCTGTGATAGTCGATGACCGCTTGTTCGTCGGGCGAGAGTTCCATTTATTTCATCTTTTTTGCGGGTTTTGACGCTGCGCGCTTGGTTGCATACGCAATTGCCACGGCCTGTTTGACCGGTTTGCCCGATTTTACCTCGGCTTTGACGTTTTCTCGGAATGCTTTTTCCGATTTCGACTTAACCAGTGGCATGTTACTTCCCCTTTTTCGCCGTTTTAGCCGATTGTTTGAAATCTTTGTTCGTTGGTGCGCCGGGGGCGCCGGGTCTACGCATCTTTTCGCCGCTTCCGGCCTTAATGCGTGCTTGTTTTGCGTGAATTGCAGCGTACAGTCCTGGTTTAGTGGCCATTTTTAGCACTTCCATCGTTTAAGCGCCGCTTTGGCGCGTTCACCGTCTTTCGCGTTCGCTGCAACGGCACCCATTCTTGAGCAAAAGGATTTTTTACGTCCTTCATCCGCCTTTGTCTTCGGGTGCGGTGCCGGCGCCTTCAAGTTTGAGCCCGTCTCGCGGTTGTACTTTTCCCGCCCCTTGGCTGTTAGACCCGCGCCTTTGCTGACCGGCAGCTTCTCGCCTCGTCCAACGCTCAGTGACACGCCTTTCTTAGCCATCACGCCCCCATCCATCCCGTTGCAGCGACTGGGCGCTGCGTGTAGCCATCATTGCGCCGTGAGGCGCGCTCAAAACTTGACTCTCGGCTCGCCATCGGGAACGCGAACGTCACCGCTAGGGCGTCGGCTGCGTCCGGTGACGCCAGCCCGCGAGACTTCATTTCTTTCTTGCCTTCCAAGTAGATCGTACCCGACGAGTCGGGCTTCTTCATGGGGCCTGTCAGGTCGGCTTTGAGCTGCCTGTCGTTGGGGATGCTGGCCGTTCTGAGCCAGTCCTTCATCGCACCCCACATCTCGGCTCGCTTGTTGCCGTACATGACCGGTTTGCTTGACTTCCAACCGAAGTTCACCCCCCGCACCTTGTATCGCTGTTCTTTAAGTCTGTCAAGTATCCCGTAGCCCAGACCGCCCTCGTCGATCACGGTCAGCGCAGGCCGGTACTCCTCGATCGCATCGATCACCCGACCGACGGTCGTCATGGTGTCCTCGCCGTGGTAGCGCTTGATTGCAATCAGATCCCGTCCTTGTCGGACGACGATGACGGTCGCGTCCGCGCCGCCTCGAGCTGGGTCAACGCCGATAACAATTGGCGCCGTCTCATCCTTGTATTTTGGCCGACTGGCGGCGTCGTCGAAAGCACTCGCACCAATAAACTGATCTTCGCCAGCTGATGGAAACTCTCCGTAGACCTCAACCCTAGCCTGCGGCGAATCCTCGCCATACTCCGCAATGATCTGCTCATATATCTGCTTGTCCGTGTCTTCGACCGTTCGGGAGTCGATGTTCTCTGTCTGCCAGAAGTTGCGCTTGGCGTGAAAGCACTCGTAGAAGTAGCCCTGATTACGCCGGGGGTTACTGAAGGCAAACCAGTACCGGTCTAGGATGGGCTCCGTGAAGAAGCCCGCACCGACCGACCAGATGGCGTCGGGGATACCGCTTGCCTCGTCGAAGATTAGCATCATGCCGTCATGGTTGTGGACACCGGCGTAGCTGTCGGGGTTCTCTTCCGACCAGAGCTTACCTTCCGCTGCCCAGTAGCGCGTACCCTTCTTCAAGTCCCGCTCGACCAACTCGGTCAGCCACTTGGCTGGGGTCAGCTTCGTTGCGCTGATCTCCCACCAGTGGTTGTTAATCACCATCGCCTGCCACTTAGTCAGCTCACCCCATGTGACCGACCGGAGCTGCGCCTCACTGTTAGCTGACACGATGACACTAGACCCGATGCGGGTGGTCAGCATCCACAAGACAAGCCATGAGACGAGCGCGGACTTACCGATTCCTCGGCCAGACGCAATTGCCTGGCGCAGGGCGTCCATGTCCATCTGGCCCCGGTTGTTTCGGATGTGGGTTGCGATGGTGCGCAGTATCTTGCGCTGCCAGGTGCGCGGGCCTTTGAACTTGGCCAGCGGTGTGTTGGCCTGCCCCCACGGGAAGGCGAACAGTACGAATGCCTCGGGATCGTCAGCGATAGTCGGCGCCCAGAGGCGCGACATCAGGAGCTGCTCGCCCTCGGCGTCATAGATCGGCTGTTGCGCCATGCGTCACTTTAGTAGTTAGTCGTTCGGGCTGCTGCTCAGTTATCAGACCTTCAATGGTGCGCCCATCGATGACGCGTTCCTGCGCCTGCTGCAGCGCCTGCGTGATGCTGATCTTGTTCGTGATGTCCACGCTGATTTCCTGCCGTGCCGTCCAGCCGTGGACGTGCTGCAAGATAGCCAGCGCTGCCTTGCTGTCGCCAGACCGGGCTGCTTCTCTCAGATGGGCGCTGGCCTCAATCTCGGAGTCAGCGCGGCCCTTCATCGCAGCCATGTCCGCAGCAGGATCCAGTTCGCACAGCTGCCTAAACTCGGTGGGCAGCATGCCAGCGGCCAAGGCGAGCGAGTCGCCTTTCAGTCCAAGCGCGGCAGCGTCATAGATTGCCTGGAGGCGTGACTCAGTCGCTTCCACTTTGCGCGGGGTGAATGGGATTGATTTGAACATGGCTAAGTATTATCTACCTTGCAGTCGTTTTAAGTCTTGCAGGTGGTCAGACCCGACGAAGTACACGCCTTGCGGCTGCGACAGCAGCCAGCGTTGGCGCGACTCGTTGGCTTTATTAGCCATCTGTCGTGCGGGCGTGTCGTCAGCGTTCCACATCAGGTTTTCGCCGCGATCCAAGAACGCCGCCACGTTTTCCTTTGACGCCGGGCGCTGGGCTTCTTGCAAGAACTCCGGCCCCATCGATTCCAAGAACTTAGCCAGCGTAGCGCGGTCAAACTTGCGGTCTTTAAAGTACCCAAATTTGTCTTGGTTCTTTAGCAAGCTGTCAAATATGGTGCTGTTGCCGGGCAGCGCTTCTTTCTGCTTGTTGACGTCGGTGTTGGTAAAGATGGTGTACAAGAACTCAGTCGGGTAGCCTTTGACGCTCTTTGCGGCTGCGTCATCCCACGACCCTTTGTACTTAACGTCGGGCAGCTTGTCGCCGCCGGTGCCTTCATAGTACGCGCCGTACCGGCTGGCAGCGGCGCGGATGTCAGCTGGCAACGTCATGCCCGCGCCATGCTCCTGCCCAACGAAAGTCAGGCCGGGGCGGGGTGAGTAATACTTTACGCCAGACGTCGGCGCGGTCGAATAGTTGTCGGCGCCAACACTTTGACGCAGGCTATTGACCGGCGCGGGCGCGAGTGCGTTTTGTGGCATGGCTTAGGTAGATGTGCCGCAGTTAAACATGGCTGCATATTAGCGCATTTGTGGGTCATGTTGGCTACCAACAAATAGTCGAATTAAAAAATAAAAAAAATTGTTTGCGGAACCATCGTGGCCGCGACCGGCCAGCCGCCGGCCCCCCACCCCCCCCAGGTTAGTGAGCACTTACTTATGGGTTGCCAGGCTGACAAGTTAGTAAGCACTCACTTACCAGGTTAGTGGGCACTCACTTCTGATGTTAGTAAGCACTAACTTCGCAGCCAGGTTAGTGAGCACTCACTTTTTGGCGAGCGGGTTAGTGGTTACTAACATAGGGCTGGGGCCCTTTTTGCTAGGGCCCTTTTTCGTTGCCCTTTTGTACACAAATCTGTGGATAACTTTTTTGTTGTCATTTTGAGATGTGGGTCATGTGGGTCATGTTGCCACCGGTTTAAAATCGCTGGGCTGCGCGTGCATACGCGCACATTCTAAACACTATTAGCATTATGATAACACTTTATAAATAAAAATTAACCTTAAATAATTAATGAAACATGACCCACAAATAGCTATAAGCCGCTACCAGTCTAGGTTCTCGCATGGGTCACAGGCCACGTTTTTTGACGGACACAAAAAGCCAAAATTGGCGACAAATTGCCAGGCAAAATAAATGCAAAACAATCCTTGACATTGCAAAACAATCTGCTACAATGGTTTTCAGCAACACAAAGATTTACAGATAAACTGATTAAATTTTAAGCAAACGGAGAAAAGACCATGAAAATCGAATTATTAGCCGCTGGAAAAACTTTTCCGATGGACGTTAAATCGTTTGATGTTACCGATGGCAGCGGATGGACAAAAATAAATGCGCCGGCATTGTCGCGTGAACAATCTGTCGCGTTGGATGCGCATGTCGGCGAAGTTTTAGAGTTTCGCGATATGTTTTCAGACGCCGTCACTTATTTGTACATTGAAGGTCAAATGACCGCTAATTCATTCGGCGACGATATTGCCGAAACGCCGTATCAAATATTGCTTAACGGCGCGCCGGTCGACTACGCCACGTTAAATGCGCTCATCAACTAACCGAATCGCGCGGTGCAAAACCCCCCGCGCATGCGATCTGGCGCAAAAAACGCGATTTTCAAAATTTTATTAAATAGGAAACTAACCAAATGGAAAAGCCAACTATTGCCGAACTATGCGCCGCGATTCTAGGATTCGCCGCACTTGCTGTATTTGTCTTTATGTTACTTGCACTCTAATCAACTGAAGGGAACCGACCATGAGCAATCTTTCTTACACTTTCACCGAAGGCCAAATTGTCGAACTATTCCACGGCGTGCCGCACGATGCGTGGACTATTTATAACGCGCCCGATGACGTCATCATCCGCGCGTTACAGTGGAACGACAGGAACGGCGATTTTGAGGGTTTAGAGCGCGTCCGCCTGTTGGAGATATTCTTGTCCGATTTTATTGTGTCCAAATAAGGGGAACCGACCATGACAAACACTACATACAACGGCTGGACAAACTACGCTACTTGGCGCGTCAATCTGGAAATGTTTGACGGCCAGCCGGTACACGACATTGACGGCGATACGGACGCTTACGATTTAGGCCAACAGCTAAAAGAATTGGCGGACGAATATATCTCAGAGCAAGGCATTGGTTTTGCGCTGGATTATGCGCGCGCGTTTCTTGAGGACGTCAATTGGCGCGAGATTGCCCAGCACATGATTGCCGATTACGCAGAAGAAACCAACTAACAGGAGAACTGACCATGCAAACACTAAAAATTGACGGCACCACGTACACGCTCAAATTTGATAAATGCCCGATTGAGTGGGCAAAACTTGCCCGCAAGGCATGGAAACCCAAAAAACCGAAAGACTTGCGCAAGTTTCCCAAAGATTATGCCGGCACGATGTCAACCGGCGATTATGTT